AAAGAAGTCCTCAAGGAGATTGTTTTATGAGCAGATTTTTTGATTCAGAACAGGTCAGAGAATCTTTATTTGAACTTGATGAACTTCAACATAAACTTTTCAATGAATTATTGGAACTTCCTTTTTCTGGTTCGGATAAAAAAAGGGAACATCTAGAAACAATGAAGAATTTTTTAGAAAAACAAAAAGTCTTTATTTTTAGATTATCTCTATCCAATGATCCAGAAGCAATAGAAATGAAGAATCGAATTCTTGATTCCGCTAAAATGTTTGGATTGGAATCGGGAGACAATATCAATACGTTCTTTGCGAAAATGGAAGAGTCGATCGAAAACCTCGAAAAGACCCTTGACGACTGACCTCATACCTGCTATACTTAATACGTACAATACTTCCAATACTACTAATACGGAGAATACGAATGTCTTTTGCTGATCTTAAAAAGCAATCTAAGATGGGTTCTTTGACCGAGAAACTCATCAAACAAGTTGAGAAACTCAACGATGGTGGTTCCAAAGATGATGATCGTTTTTGGAAACCTGTAATGGATAAAGGTGGAACTGGTTCTGCTGTAATCCGTTTTCTTCCTGCTCCCGAAGGTTGTGATTTGCCTTGGGCTCAGGTTTGGTCTCACGCATTTCAAGGTCCTGGTGGTTGGTTGATTGATAATTGCCTCACCACTTTGGGTCAAAACTGTCCTGTATGTGAAAAGAACCGTGTTCTTTGGAACTCTGGTTCTGATCGTGATAAAGAAGAAGCACGTAAACAAAAACGTAAACTTTCTTATTTCGCAAACATTTATGTTGTAAAAGATCCTGCGAATCCTGCAAATGAAGGACGAGTGTTCCTTTATAAGTTTGGTAAGAAAATCTTTGATAAGATTATGGCTTCGATGCAACCTGAGTTTGATGATGAAGAACCAATTAATCCCTTTGATTTTTGGAAGGGTGCTAACTTCAAACTGAAACTAGTGAAGAAAGATGGTTATTGGAACTATGATAAATCTGAATTCGCACCATCTTCTGCTCTTCTTGATGACGATGATGAACTGGAAACAATCTATAAGTCACTCAACAACTTGAATGACTTTGTTGCTCCAGGTGAGTTCAAGTCTTATGAAGATTTGAAGAAACGTCTTGATTATACTCTTGGTCTCAAAGGAACTCCAAAGTTCCAAGACCCCGAGACGATTGATGAAGAAGAAGAAGTTGAAGTTTCACGTCCTGCGAAAGAAACCACTTCAGTTCGTTCTTCTGTTTCTACTGATGACGAGGAGGATGGGGATGATACACTTGCATATTTTGCGCGTTTAGCAGCAGACTGATTTCAAAATCAACTTTTAAATCCATTTTACCCCCGAAAAAAATCGGGGGTATTTTTTTGTCTGTAGGGTTCACACCCCAGTAATTTTTGGATTATAACCACGTTTAGTATTTTGATTTATATATTGTGAAGATTCCGCATACTTCATAATGTTCTTCATATCACCTATAAAGACTGCTAGGTATTCTGGTTTTAAAATTAATATTTTTCTTTTCTTTTCATTTTCCAAAACTTCATATTCATAATTACTTACTTCTTTAATAGATGAAGATGATGCTTTATTTTTATTTGTATTAGTAATAGAAATTGCTTCAACGTTTCTTGATACTTTTATTTTTACACCATTTATGGGAGGTTGAAGAGACATAAGAATTTTTATTTTATTTAGAATTGTTGTTTGAATTTAAATACTGGGACAATCGCACCATCTACTTCTTCGCCTACAATTTCGTATAATAATGGATTGAGGACTATATCATTTTCAAATATAATATCAAGAACTTGAATGGCAGTATTTTCAGTTCTTCCTTTTACTGTGGTTTCTCCTCCCCAACTGGCAGGCCAAGTATCTAAACTATTTGTGATACTAATATCAATTTTATTTTGTCTTCCACTAATTTTTAATGAAGATAAATTATATCCAATGTCTTTTATAATTGCCTGTGTGGTTTCTGTCGTACCATTATAAACAGGAAGATATTGATTTAAATTGATTGTAATAACATCTGTATCTTCTTTTGGAAATTCACCTAAATTATAACTATTAAATTGTCCTGGACCAGTTGCAACTGATATTTGTTTTCCTGAGTCAACTTGATAACCACCAGGAACTACAACACGTTCATATTCGTCTCTAAATTCAACAGTTTCATAGTGATGAGGTTTTGCAAGTTCTTCATCACTTCCATACTTATCTATAAGATACTTATAAAAACTATTATTATCTAACGGCCAATTTTGATTGATATTTGTGATATTATTTGTGATTAAAATTACCCAATCAAGGTCTGCGTTGTCGTAAACTTTTGCAGCAACTTGGTCTGGTCTTTCATTATCAATAATTTGATAATATTCAAAAGCAGTTATAGCATTCGCAATATCTTCTCTTAATTTTGCTCTTTTGAATATATTTTTAGTTACAACATAATCGTCATTAAATGACTGATTAGGAAAATTCGCAATATACTGGAAATTTGGAAGTTCTCTAAAATACGGCATTTTAGACGGTAGGTCTTTTGAGTATTTAGATATAATAAATGAATAAAATAAATTTAGGAGGCAATAGTACCATATTTTTTTATATGATAGTAAGATTTGCTAGTAATTTGTATAGCATTCAATATGCAGTCATAAATCGTTCCATCATAATATATCTTTTTTGCTGCTGGACTTTTTCCTCCAGTAATATTTGGATTTTTAATTCCTTTATTCCAAGGAACTTTTCCTTGTGTTGCTTCACTTATTTTTCTTTTAGTTTCTTCTGAATGTTTATGTCCAGGAATTCCAGTTCTTGCTTTAGCACGGATAATGACGGAGTTCTTGCTTTTTTCGGTAATAGTTTTAGATTTCCCCTTATTAGATTCTGAAATTTTTTTCTTGTGGTCTATAGTTAATTTTTTTCCTTTTGTTGCTTTACTAATTTTTTTCTTTGTTTCTTCGGAAAGAGTTTTACCATAATTGTAATGATTTTTACCTTTTCCTTTAGAATATAATTTACCTTTCCTTTTAGAATATGATTTACCTTCCATTTTAGGATATGATTTACCTTTCCTTGCTTCACTTATTTTTCTTTTGTGTTCTTCAGATAATGTTGTTCCGTATACAGAAAAACCAGTAGAAGTTTGATATGACTTATTAGCAAAGTGGGGATTTTCTACAACCTTATAATATTCCTGTAAAATAATCTCATCAACATATGCTTCTTCTCTTGTAGCATAATCACTTTTGAGTATTATTTTTTGCGTTGGTTTGAATGTTTTATCTTTGAATGAACCGAAGTAGTTTATATCTTCTTTTGGTAAGCATTTACAACTTCTACTACCAAAATATCCTCTACCATATTCCTCATAGGAATAATAGACATAGTGATACTCTGTGAGTTCCATAACTGCTCTTAAGTTGGTGGTTATTATTATTTATACAGGAAAAGCACCCGAAAGTGCTTTATCCCAACCTGAAAAGAACCACCAACTCAGGCACTTTTATTTATTGATTGAATTAAAATGAATTAGTACCCTACATCGTCTTGTTTTACTGAACTAAAATTATCCAATCTAAGATTACCTGTAAATTTATCAGAAACATCTTCTTGATAATCACTCTCATATACAGGTTCAATTTCTTGAAAATTTAGAGACATAGTAAGAGATACTGGTTGTCCTTTATCATACGCAGCCCATTGACCGTCAGGAGCATAAACTACACTCATATTAACAAGAGCACAAATCTTAAATTTATTTAATCCAGATATTTCTTCATTCCCTGTTTTGTATGAAAGTTTAAAAACATTTGGAGTTCCAAGAAAAAGAGAAGCAGCACCAGCACCAGACTGTGAGTTTAATTTTCTTGGGGCACTTCCCTGTTTAAACATACGAATAATTCTTTTTACATTTGTTGCTTCACTGGCACTTCTTGGACTCATACGCCAAGTGAAACCAAATTGACGAAGTGTTGGACCTTGGAATAATAATTCAAGGTTTGAGTTTGGGACAATTCCATAACCTCTTGCTAAAATAGTTTCTGCTGGAAGTTCAAATCCAGCATTTTTTAATAATAATGAAGTTATTGCTGCTTTGGTTTGTTGATTTTGTAATAATGCATTTAAATCAGTACCAGTTCCTGCTGCACTTCCTATTGCTGCTATCTGATAGATACTTTGACTAGGCAAATTGACACCAAACTTTGCCTGGACCGCAGTTGCCAAAGCTGCAATTGCTGCTTGTGTGATTCCTGTTTGCATTTGGTTAGAACTAACTTTACCAGCAACTGCTGCTGTAAGATTATTCATTGAGTCATCTCCCCAACCTATAGCATTATTATCTTGAATGCCAGAAGGAATTGGTAAAACTGTAGTTGCAATTGGTTTTTTTAAAGCACTGTTTCTTTGTAATCCTTTTATCAAAACTGATGAGAAATCAAAGTTTGGATTTGTAAAAAGGTCTCCAGATGGTGGTTGATAACGATACATTGTAATTTGTAATGTATCTTGTTGATTTTTTAAAATATCAATTGGGTATAGTAATAGACCACTATCTTTAAAAATTTTGTCTTCGTTGTTGCTATCAAAATTAAGATTAGCAGTATCATTAAGATTTATTGACCCTGGTGTTGCTGCTAATATACCACCTACTCCTGGCACTGCCGTTGCTATTCCTGGATTTGTTCCTGGAAAACTATTGTTTACTCCTGCTGGACTATTTTGATTTGCTGGTCTTGCGGTAGCATTAACCACGTTTCCACCAGCAGTACCTCCTTTTGCTTGATATGCTGCGTATACTTTTTTTCTTATATCTGTCGATAATTGTTGTGCCAGTGCTGTTGGTTTGTTTGGATCCCCATCTGTAAATAAATTCGGGTCTTTTAATGCATCATTATACCAACTACCGTTTTTATAAAATATTGCATTTCCTGATACTGCGTCATAACCAAGTATATTTTTTTCTTTTAATTCGTAGTCACCATTTGTTGGATCGTATCTAATTCCAAGTTCAAGGCCCAAAGGTCCAACAGATGAACGATAATAATTATCTTTTAATACTTCATATGCCATCTATGGTGCGTCCCAAACTTTGGTTTTAAATACTGGTTGACCTCTTTTATCAACAAATTTCTCTGTTGGAAGCAACGATACTTCTCTCCATTCTTTTTCAGGCACTTTAAAGAATTCAGTCATCACTCCAGAGAAGAGGTATTTATGTAAAGTTTTCTTGGGTGCATTTATAATTCCTTCTTTATTTAGAAAGGATTGTGCGACACCTCCACGATACTGTGGATTAAGATAGTGTAGATTTGCTCCAAGAAACCAACCTTCTGCAAAACTAATTTCTATAATGTAAGATAGAGGATGTTTATCCCAGTATTCATATTTCTGTGGATACTTTGCAGAATACAAAAAGAAAACTAAATCTCCTGGTTTTATAAATCCAGTATCTGCTTCATTAATATCTCTTTTTTGTTGATTTCTCAATTCATTCATTAGTGAATTGGTCCACCAATCACTACTGCGATATTTGTTGCCTGCTTGCTTTCTGATGTCGTCTGCTATCATTTGACTGGAATTCCCAATTCTTTTTCTGTGAATATTTTAAATTCATAATTTCTATCAGCACACCAATTTCTTGCTGCTTCCCATTTTGCCTGATTGACTACCCACATTTTAACTGAATACACCCAAGACTTTGTTCTTCTTTTTGGATTTGTTTCAGGCATTTTTAAATCTTTTTGTGGTTTGATTTCAACAACAAGAGTTCGATTGTTTCCGTCTTTATCTTTATACTTCACAAAAAAGTCTGGAAAATATCTGTGAACTTTATTGTCAATTGGTGAACGATAAGCAATACAAAATTCTTCACTTTTCCAAGAGTTCACACTTTCAGTCAAATCACAATATTGCATAAACTTTAATTCATATGAAGACCTATAAACAATATTTGATGGGTCTCCACCATACTTTTGTGGATTGTGGGGTCTATATTTTCCCTGTCTATATTTACTATCTTCGTTACGAGGCATACATATTATAAACACTTAAAAATATTTATAGATGGCTGCTCCAGATAGAGGGTCTCCGCGTATAGGACCATTTTACCTTAAGATGACGGAAGGTGCTCCAACAAATGGAATGCCCTCAGCAAGAGATATTTTTGGTAATTTATCTCTTACTAGTCAATTTAAAGTATCATTACATTTAACAAATGTTGATGCTGGTGGAAGTGGATTGATGAGTTGGTTGCGTAATTCGAATGTTATTACTGCAAATCAAACAAAAAATTATGTCTATGATTTTTATTGTGCGGAAGCAGTTATTCCTGGAGTTCAGTTTGATGTAACGGAAGAAATGGGAAGTCGTCAGGGAACGATTGAAAGATTTCCAACGAGAAGAATTTTTCCAGAATTTACGATGACTTTTTATGTTGATAATGAATATAATTTAATTCGTCTTTTTGAAGAATGGATGAATTATATCAATCCGTTATATGCTGGGACTGGTCTATTGCCACCAAGTCCAAGAGGACAGGGAGATGGTCCTGGAAAAGAAAAGACAGATTTCTTTCGTTTTAGATACCCAGATGACTATAAGAGAATTATATCACTTACAAAGTTTGAGAGAAATTTTGATAGTTCAAACCCAAATAATGTAAAATTCCCACCACATTTAACTTATAGAATGATTGAAGCATTCCCAACAAATATCACTGCGATGCCTTTAACTTATGAGGGAAGTCAAATTGTAAAAACAACAGTCACTTTCCAGTATACAAGATATGTAATGGAAAAGAATTACGGTACATTAGACAAATAAATAATTTTAATGATAGTATAAATTATGCCATTACCTAAGATTTCTACACCAACGTATGATTTGGTTTTACCATCAACTGGAAAAACAATTAAATACAGACCATTTCTAGTCAAAGAAGAAAAGATATTAATTCTTGCTCTTGAAAGTCAAAGCACAAAAGAAATTACAAATGCAATCAAGCAAGTATTAAAAGATTGCATTTTAACAAAAGGAATTAAAGTAGAAGAACTACCCACTTTTGATATTGAATATATTTTCTTAAATGTTCGTGGTAAGTCAGTTGGAGAAAGTCTTGACTTGATTATAACTTGTGGTGATGATGGAGAAACACAAGTTCCAGTTACAGTGTTTATCGACCAAATTGAAGTTCAAAAAGACCCAGAACATAGCACAGATATTCATCTTGATTCTGATTTGGTTTTGAGAATGAAGTATCCTTCATTAGACCAGTTCATTAAAACTAATTTTGACTTTAGTGCAGAACAAAGTTCATCAAGTATTGAAAGGTCTTTTGATGTAATCACTTCTTGTATTGATGTTATTTTTAACGCAGAGGAAAGTTGGTCTGCTGCGGACTCTACTAAAAAAGAATTGACTGATTGGATTGAAACCTTAAACTCAAATCAATTTAAGGAAATTGAGAAGTTCTTTGATACGATGCCTAGACTTTCTCATACCGTAAAAGTTACAAATCCAAAAACTAAAATTGAAAGTGAAGTTACGTTGGAGGGATTGACATCTTTTTTCGGTTAAGTATGGCTCATATGGAACTAGAGTCATATTTTAGAATTAATTTTGCCTTGATGCAGTTCCATAAATATTCATTAACTGAGATTGAAAATATGATGCCCTGGGAAAGGGACATCTACTTAGCACTTTTACAGCAACATATTGAAGAAGAAAAATTAAAACAGCAGCAACAACAAAATGGTTAGTTCTGTTCTTAGTCCAGAAAAAGTAATAGGAAGACAGAATACAAATAAAGTAGCAGCACAGAACTTTATTTCAGGTGGTTCTATACTTGGTGCTTCTGTTGTGAATGGTGCTGCAAATAAAATTGTAGGTTTTCAAAGAGCAGGAGTTCAACCAGCAGCTCCAGTAGTTAATAATATTGTAAGCACAATAACCACAAATATTAATAATAATGTAACGAATGTAATTAACAAAACTCTTCAGGGATTTTCTGCTGATTATCAAAGACGATTGAAACAAGTAGATGATGCAAAACCAATTGGTATTCTTGGTAAGTTTTTAAATTTTTATAAGACTGCTTTAGGTTTTATAAACTTTTTTGGTAATAAAAAAAATATTAATAAAGTAAGAGATAATTTAGAGGTACTTAAAAAATCATTTACTGAAAGTTTTGAGGTTGCAAAATTAATTCGTCAAGTTATAATCAAAATTGTAAAACAATTATCTAATCTTCCTGTTGCTTCACCTTCTGGTGGTGGAGGATTAAATCTCGATGTTGATATTCCTGGTGGTGGATTGAGGAAATCTGCACCAAGAGGACTTCAGAGAATGATGGGTGGAAAAGGCAAAATGCTTGCTCTTGGTGCTGGTGCATTAGGACTTGGTGCTCTTGGTGCTGGTGCGGTAAATGCACTCTCTGATAGTCCACAAGACCAAGCACAAGCAGCACAGACATCCCCAGAAATTCCTGGGGATGTTGTTGATAAGTTTTCTTCAATTGTTGATAGATTTGCAAATGCAATCAGTGCGATGTTTAAAACGCAAAAAGATAAACCAAAAGGATCTCCTGGTGGTGGAGGAGGTGGATCGAGAAGTCCTGGTGGTCCTAGTCCTGGTGGTCCTAGTCCAAATCCAAATTTAATGGGAGGACCTGGAATAGAAGGATTGGCATCTTTTGTTGCAGGTGCAGAAACTGGGGGAAGATTTGATGCTTATAATGCTGACTTAGGTAAAGGAGACCCCAAAATATTGGATACGAATATAAGTAATCTTAGATCTTATATTTCAAAATACCCCAATAGTTCTGGTGCAGTTGGAGCATATCAATTTATGCCAGAAACAGCAGAGGGTTTGGCAAAACAAATGGGAATTGATCCAACTAAAACAAAATTTACACCAGAAGTACAAAAACAATTACATTTGTTCCATTTAAATCAACTTGGATATGGAAAGTATGTGAAAGGTGAAATGTCAAAAGAAGATTTTGGTGCAGCAATTGCACAACAATATAGAGCAGTTCCAAACCCAAGAACAGGTTATACTTGGAATGATAGTGCGGCAGTTAGAAATAAGGCTCAAGTTACTAATGAGCAATATTTGAGAGCATTGGAACAATCTAAACAAGGAGCAGTTTCTGGAGCACCACCAGCACCAGTATTACCATCACCAACACCAAAACCTGGAGTGGGTGGTCCAGATTTGCCAGATTTGATGCTTTCACCGCAGAAAAGAGAAGAATTGAAACTTTCTGCCACAACTGTTTCTCAACCACCACCATCACAACAGCAACAACAACCTATTATAATGCCGATTAATTTGGGTGGTGGAGGACAACAACAATCAGGAGGAGGTGGAATGAGTGGTCCTCCACCTTCACAAGGGAGTGGACCATCAGTTCCATTTTTACCAGCAGGAAATCCTGATAATTTCTTGGTTCTTTATTCTAGAATGGTTTATAATATCGTTGACGGATAATGAAAAAAACACTTTCCTCTCCTTTAGTTGCTGCAGCAAATAATATTGTTTCTCTTGGTTCAAGGTCAAACTCTTTATCAAAGTTTCAACGTGAATATATTAATTTTGGTAAATTTTTAGAAGTAGAAAAAAGGTCATTAGAAAAATTAAAACTACCAGACAAGAAGAAAATAAAAGCACTTGCAAGTTTAAATATTGCAAGTAATTTTGGAAAACCAGGAAATCTATTAGGTTCTTTGTTTAGTGGAGCATTAGACCTTGGTGGATTTGTTGGTAATATGTTTCCTGGAAGAGGGAAGATTGGAAAACCACAAAGACCATCAAATATAAAACCACCAAAACCAACACTTAGAGGACCAAAATTAAAATTGGGTGGTATGAGGGCAGTTGGTGTTGGTAATGCACTATTTGCTGGACTTGATTTTGCGACTGGTCTTGCAGAAGGTGAAAGTGTAGGAAAAGCAGCAGCAGGAACAAGTGGAGCACTTGCTGGTGGATTGCTTGGTGGAGCAATCGGTCAAGCACTCATTCCTATTCCAGGACTTGGTTTTGTTGTTGGAAATATAGCTGGTAGTTTTCTTGGTGGATTTGCTGCAGATAGACTTTATGAAGGTGGAAGTTCTCTTAAACAAAAACTTGCCAAAAGATTAAAAGGACAAGAAGAAAAACAAAAAGCACTTACTAGTGATTCTGGTTCTCTTTCTGATTCTATATCTAAATTCGACAAATCGGTTGGAAAATTTGAAGAATTTATTTATAAATCATTTGCTTCAGTTGTGAATGCTGCATCATCTGCTGCTGGTTCTGATGAAATGATGTTGGATTATGGTTTAGATCCAGATTCAGTTCCAGATGCTCCTGAAATTTCAGGAGAACTTCCAGATATGACTGCCGAAGGTGGTCAAATGCCCAGCAAATATACTTCATCTCCTTATGGTTGGAGATGGGGAAGAATTCATAGTGGTGTTGATTATGCTATTACGGAAGGAACCCCAGTAAGTGTGATTCAACCAGGTCAAGTAACCTACGCACAATTTAATGATGGTGGGTATGGATATGCCGTACAAGTTGCTCATCCTGGTGGTTCTAGTAGTTTTTATGGGCATCTAAGTAAAATATTAGTCAAAGAAGGACAACAAATAGAACCTGGAACTGTAATTGGAAATGTCGGAAGTACTGGACGTTCTACTGGACCACACGTTCATTTTGAAGTTAGACAAGGAAGCAAAAGATTAGAAATACCTACAAGTGAAGGAGATAAGTATTTTAGATTTGGTGGAAATGTAAAAGTAAGACCAAAAGCAGGAGTTTCTGGTGCAGGTTCCAATCCTTTTGTTTTAGAATTACACGCAGACCCAAATGCAAAAGGACAAAAAACAGGATTAATCCCAAGCAATACTAGTCCAGATACTGCTGTTTCTCAAGCACTTATTTCTAGTTTTGGGACTTATGGTAAAAATTTTAGAGGAGGATTGGGTGTTACAAATCGAGGTGGAAATATTTTAGAATCAGATATGGCATTAGGTGCTGAAGCAAATGCAAAAAGAATAGTTGAAGCAATGATGAAAGATCCTAAACGAGCATATCATATTTTTGCAGGACACGCTGATGTAACAAAAGGTGAAACTGGTGCTTCTGGAGAAAAAGAATATAATTTGAAAACTGCGGAATTGGTAGAAAAATTAGCAAAGGCACAAGGATTAAATGTAATGTATCACAAATCTATTATTGCAAATGAAGCAAGTGATCCAAATTCAAATCTCTCCAGAATTAAAGCAATAATGGATGCTTCGAAGAAACCTGGAATAGGTGGACCAGAAGCAGACCCAAAAATGCTTGAGATGTATAAACAAGGGTTAATAAATCAAATGAGTAATTATCCATCATATAATCAACCAGGTGGTGGTGCTTCTGTGATTATGCCTATAATGATGGGTGGAGGTGGTGGAGGACAAAAACCAGTCTTCATTCCTGTTGGAGGAGGTGGAGGTGGTGGAACTGTGATTATGCCTGGACCAACTGAAGGTCAAGTGGTAAATAGTCTTATGAAAACAATGTTACTCACCAATCTTTCCGCAACGTAATGGCAGCATCAGTAGCATCCTTTAAACCGAATTATTTTACTATTCAATCTTTGGATGGTAGTACAACTGTTGATGTTACAAACTCTTGTTTGTTCTTTGATTATTTTGAGGATATTTTATCTCCTTGTGTGACTGCTATTGCAGAACTGATGAATAGTTCGTCCTTGTTTAATATCTTACCAATTCGTGGTGGAGAAAAAGTTACAATTAGTGTTGATACTGCTTTTGGTGAATTTGTATTGGATGACTTATATGTTTATAAAGTCAGCAATCTTGATGCACAGAAAAAAAGAGAAATGTTCACTTTACATCTTGTTTCTCGTGAAGGTTTGACAAATGAAACTTCAAGGTGTCAGACAATTTATAGAGGAAATTTACAAAATACTGTAACAAAAATACTCAAAGATGACTTAAAAACTAAAAAGTATAAAACTGAAAATATAGAACAAACATCAAATGATTATTCTTTTATCGGAAACAATCGCAAACCATTTCACGTTTTAACTTGGTTGGGACCAAAAGCAGTTCCAGCAAACGGACAAAATTCTGGAACTGCTGGTGAAGAAGCAAGAGGAACTGCTGGTTTCTTATTTTATGAAAACAAAGATGGATTTAATTTTAGAAGTATTGATAGTTTAGTCTCAAGCACAAAAATACAAAATAATAGTGCCGATAAAGAAAATATACCATATTATCTTTTTACACAAGTAATTGAGGAAAATCAGACAAAAACTAATTTTAATATATTGAATTATAATTATGAAAAGAATATTGACTTAATGAAATCATTAAGAGTTGGTATGTATGTAAATAAGACTTATTTTTATGATTTGTATTCCAATACTTTGGATTTATATACTTATAAAGTAAAAGACCAAGTTAAGAGTAAATTGGGTGGTGCTGAAAGTATTGCTGTATCTGATGAATTTGGTGATAGTATTTCTCGTATTATGGTAAGAACATCAGATAGAGGTTCTTTGAAATCAGATGGTTCGGTAAGTGATAGATTGAGAAGTGGTGCTGATATGGCAATGTCATACTCTAGATACAATTTATTGTTTACACAAGCACTAAATATGGTTGTTCCTTGTAATGTAAATTTGAAAGTAGGTGGAATTATTCACGCAGAGTTTCCACGAATAGATAGAAATACAAATATGACTTCAGATGAAGAGCAAAGTGGATATTATTTAATCAAAGAATTAAGACATCATTTTGAAGGTGGACAAATGGTTACAAGTTTGAGACTGATTCGTGATAGTTACGGTCTTTATAGTTCAAATAAATAAGAGAAATGGAATTGCAAGAATTTATCAACGATATATGTGAGGAATTACAAAACTCCTCAATAAATGTACAAAGAAAAAGATATTTAAATGCATATCTAGAAGAACTTTTAGAATATCAAAAGCACAATCCTGATGCTGTTGGTATTCCAAGTACATTAGAATTATTTTGTGACTTAAACCCACACGCACTGGAGTGTAGAATTTACGATGATTGAAGAGGCTTTATTAAAATCCAATTATATTGGAAAAGATGGTTTTAGTTGGTGGATAGGACAAGTTGCTAAAAAGGATACTTGGGAAAAAGGTTCTCAATTTTCCAATCAAGGAGATTGGTCCGCACGATGCAAAGTAAGAATTGTAGGGCATCATTCTTTTGATGGAAATATTTTAGCAGATGATGATTTGCCTTGGGCTCAAATCATGCTTGACCCTTCTTTTGGAAGCGCACAAGGTGGAATTGGAGGAACAATAAATCTCAAGGGTGGAGAAACTTGTTTTGGTTTCTTCCTAGATGGAGATGACGGGCAACAACCTGTAGTTATTGGTTTGTTGTATCGTAGTGATGGAGTTAAGAATTTACAAACAGAAGATGTAGTTAAAAAAGAAAGAAGTTCTCAATTTAAACCATTTACAGGGCACCCTGGAAATAATCCACCAAGTACGCAAAGAAATATTAGAGGTGAGAAGGAAATAGACCAAGCAGACCCAAATAACTCACCAAAAGAAACCACACCAGTCCCAAAAGATTTAGTAAATCTTGCTTACACCACCGACCTTGGGTTCAATATTGATGGAGTTCCAGTTACACCACAATTGGGAGACAAAATTGCAGGAGTATTTAAAAATATTCCTGCTTCTTCAACGAATGCTATTGGAGCAGCGTTTACAAAACAACCCGCATTTATAAAACCAAATGGTTGTCAAAACAATTTAATCGGTCAAATCACGCAAGGACTTCAAGATTTTATTGCGGTTACAAATGGATTGGACCAGTATTTGGGTACTTATATTGACCCAATATTAAATGAAATTGTAGATATTGGAAATTCAATTAGAAATTGTGCTAGACAAATTGGTGGAATTGTAAAATTAATAATTAACAATTTAAGAAATACAATTTTCAAATGTATTGTTTGGGCATTTAGAAAACTTGTAGGATTGGTTGTTCCTCCTCCACAACAAACAATTGTTTTGGAGGTGATGAAAAAAACATTAGATGTAATTTTTTGTATTCTTGAAAAACTCCCTGGTGGTATTATTGATTATATTGAAGGATTGCTTGGTGATTTAGCAGCAAATACAATCAATGCACCAGTTTGTGCTGTGGAGAAATGGACTGCTGGAGTTTTAGCAAAAGTGATGGATAGTATTGAAGAAGCACTTTCCACAATTATGTCTGGAATTGGTTGGTTGACTGGTGGTCTTTCAACTGTATCTGGTATTTTAAATCAAGCAAGTTCATTAGCATCACAAATTTTTAGTTTTCTTGAATGTACTGGTCTTGCTTGTGAAACTCCAAGTGTATGGTCTGCTAATTTTGGACCAAGTGAAAAAGATGCAGACAATTGGCAAAAAATGGTTGATGATGTAAATGTATTTAAAGGTGTAAGTGATGGGTTGGGATCAATTGAATCTGCTTTTGGTGAAACTCCACTTTATGCTGGAATAACTGGAGTATCTAATAATGCATTTAGTCAATGTAACGAAAAGGTAATCAATCCAACAACTCAAGAAGATATTGTCCCACTACCAATTGGGTCAAAATACAAAAGATGCATTCCACCAATCGCAAGAATTGTTGGTGATGGTGTAGGTGCAAGTGCTACTCCAATTGTAGATGAAACTGGTTCAATACTTTCATTTGACATTAAGAGTGGTGGAGTTGGATATACTAAAGCAACAGTTGTAGTTGTAGATAATACAGGACACGGAAGTGGAGCACAAGCAAAGGCAATTATATCTGCTGCTGGTACTGTATCTTCAATATATTTGACTGATATTGGTTCTGGATATTGTCCTGGAAATTATACAAATGTTGGTGTTGGTTCAACTGTAAGTTCTGGAATAAGCAGTGATGTATCTGGGGGTATTCAAGATATAATTGTAATTGCCCCTGGATATGGTTATACCTCTGGCGATACAATCACGGATGGTACAAATACTTACACTCCAATAGTTACTCCTGGTTCTGGTGCGATTGTTGGAATAAAACCAGTAATAAATTCAATTGGTGGATTTAAGACGACACCAACATTAACTATAAATACCAGAACAGGAGTTGCTGCAAATGTTGTTCCACTTATGAAGTTTACCCCAACTTATAATACAGTTAATCAAACAGCAACAGCAACATCAATTTCTGGAATTGTAACATCGGTAATAGATTGTGTATGAGCGACCCACATATTAAACAAAATGTAGGACACAGAGTTGAATCTGGAACATCTTGTTCCGCACAAGGTAAAATAGATTATTCAGTTACCACTGACAATAATCAAGGATTTGTATTTTATGAAAATGGAAATCTAATTATTAGAAATAAAGCATCTTCACACGAGTTGTGTGGAGAACATCTTACTGACGATGTGACACCAGCAAAAACTATTGATGCAGCAAATGGAGATATTCACATTCGAGCAAAGAATGGAACAATTATTTTAGAAGCAGCAAATATTCGTTTAGTTGGTGTTGATGGAAAGGGAGGGGAAATTACAATTCAAGCATCAAAACAAGTTCATATAGATGCTCCAACAGTAGGAGGACAAGGAACAAATATAACTTTAGCTGCCTCTCAAAGTGCTAGTATTGCTGGAAGTAACACTGATGTTACAGGACACGCGCAAGTTACTACTAGTTCTGGTGTAGATAGTGATAGTTCCTCTGTGTTGGGTCAAATTCTTCAAGCAGTTAAAAAGTTTAAAGAATTTTTCAATTCTATTTGTGCTTAATTATGGCTGATTTTACCGTCCTTAATGCTGGGGAAAAACTAGTTGTAGGACAACTAGATATGTCTTTTTTGACTGCTAATTCCAAACTTACACCTGGAACAGCAGTTATTAATGGACCTTGTTATATTGGATTAACTCCACAAATTGGAATTGCAAGAGCAACTTGTATGATTGGTCCTCCTATACCTGGAGTTACTCTTCCTGTTTCTCTTGAAGTGACTGGAATAACTAATTTTGCTGGTATTACAAATACAGCAGGAACTGTAAACGATTTAGCACTATCAAATATTTTTGGATTTACTAGTAGAATTGGTGCCGAAATACAAGCAGCATTTAAAGCAATTTTTGGTCTTAAAACAAATGCTGCAGTACAAATAACACAAGGTCCAAAAGTTTGTCAGGCAATTGCTACTGTTCCATTGATTAAGGCAGACCAAGGAATTTTTAATAATTGTACGGCTGCATTGGGTGTTTTTTCTTCTGTTGCTGCGCCATTTAAAAAATTTGATATCACACATCCCACAAAATCTGGTTATAGGTTAGTTCATACTTGTTTGGAGGGTCCAGAAATTGGTGTATATTATCGTGGTAGACTTGTAAATTCAAATGTAATTGAATTGCCAGAGTATTGGAGAGGTTTGGTAGATGCTGAAACAATTACCGTTTCACTAACTCCACATACATTTCACCAGGAACTTTATGTAAAAAGTATTGAATGGGGAACTAGAATTAAAATTATAAACAATTGTGGTGGACCAGTTGATTGTAGTTATGTTGTTTATGCGGAAAGAAAAGATGTTCCAAGATTGGAAATAGAACCAAAACAAGAAGAAGATAAAACTTATCCTGGTGATAATGCCCAATAAATATGTTATTACTATAAAGAAAAAATATAATTAATTATTATGGCGATATCAACTGATTATGCTGCTGAAA